GTAGTCCCCCTTCCACAGACCCAGCCGATAACCCCAGCTTTCTAGGCTGTGGCGTCCGTACATCTGCGGCGGTATCCAGTCGCCCTTCTCGGCTTGCCGGAAGTCGGCGTCACGCATGTCTGGGTAGATCGTGCGGGACATGATCACGGTGTCCAGAACGATGCCCCTTGGTTTAAACCAGGGGTAAATCTTCTGGATGGCCGGGATGTCGAAGCCTTGAATGTTGTGACCGGCGATGCAGAACGCATCCATCAGGATTTTTACGCCGGTAGCGATCGGTAGGGCTCCGTCGTATTCATGGTCCGTGAAGTGGACCGAAGAGCCTGTCAGTGTACTTTTGATGACCAGTGAGTGGATCACGGTCATCTCTGGGATTAGTCCGTCAGTTTCGATATCGAAGACAAGCTGCTCGCGCTCGTCTAAAGGTTTTCCGTCGATCTTCCAGGTGAAGTCGGTGATGATAGCTCCAATATTGCGTGTGCCAGTTCATCCGCCCGATCTATTGGGAGGTGAACGATGGCCGTGCGAAACTTGAGAATGAGGGTGTCCCCCCGAGCGTCTGAGGTGGACGCCCGAGAGGATGCTGTCGTTGGTATGCTGGTCGATCAAAACGGTAGGTCGTCCGTGTCGGTCTCGTCCTTGAAGTCGGAGACGCCACGATTGGACTTCTCACCCTTCTCAGCGAACGGGTCGGCCAGAAGCTCGTACAGGCGACCAGTCTTTCGGTCGTAGTAGAGCCAGCCGGCGATGCCGGTTTCCCCGGTCCATCGGCACTTCAAGACGCGAAGTGTGGTGATGGTGTTGAGCGGGATTGACTTGCCGCCGATTACGACCTCACCGTCTGCCTGCTGATTTCGCTCAGCGCCGATGATGGTATGGGAGAGTTGCCCAATAGAGTGGGAGCCGCGAAGCTGGGCCATGGAGACCTCAGCCCCCTGCTCATGACCCTTATCACCGCTAGGTCTCTTCAGGTGTGTCACGAGGAAGATCGTGATGTCACATTCGAGAGCCAGGGTGGCCAGAGCTGTCATGATGAAGTCGATGTTCCGACGTTCGTCACCCTCTTCTTGGCCAGACACCACGATGCTGAGATGGTCGAGGAAGATGCGCTTACAACCACACCCCTTGGCCAGATACCTGATCTTAGCCAAAAGGTTATCTGAGCTGGTGGAGCCGAAATGATCGTAGAGAAATACACGACCCGAACCGACCGTCTCTTCATAGGCCTTTCGTCTTTCCTCTGCACTAGCGAGATTTTTGTCAAGGTGGAGAGGTTTGGACAAGCGAACACCCACGAGACCACGAGCTGTGCGCTTGATCGGCTCTTCCAGCATCAGGATACCAAGGTTGTCCTGGGTGGTCCTGAGTAGATGGTCAACGAACTCTCGGATAAGCGAAGACTTTCCCATGCCCGAGCCTGAGGTCAGCGTGACCACCTCCCCGGTTCGGCAGCCCATGATCATCTCATTGAGCTTGGTGAACGGTAGGTCGACCTGATCCTCCTCGTCATCCTCTTCCATTAGGTCCCAGAGATCGCTTCCGTCCACGATGCCGTCTGGTCGGAGGACCTTGGCACCCCAAAGGGCATTGATGAGTTCCTGGGTCTCTCCGTGCATGAGCATTTCATTGGCGTCCTTGCGAGGAAGGATTGCCGTCTTGCACTTGCCCGGTTCGAAGAGGGCAACACATTCGTCCACCGCCTCGCGACCGGGTTCGTCCATGTCGAAGCAGAGGATTACTTCGTCGAAGGTGTTGATCCATTCGAGGTTCTTCTTGATCGCGCCCTTGGCACCATTGGCACCCGTGGGTAGCGATACGACCGGCCACTTGTGACCTTGGGCCTTGCTGATCGAGATCGCGTCGACCTCACCCTCGGTGATGATGAGCTTCTTACCGCCGTCTCGCCACAGGTGCATTCCGTACAGGCCGGCGTTCTTGGTGTCACCGAGGAAGACGAAGTCCTTGCCTGCGGTGCGAACTTTCTGAGCGACAATCTGCTGGTTCACGTTTCTGTAGTTGAAGATGCGGACGGCCTCGCCGCCCATCTCAGACCGGGTGAAGCCCCATTTGGTGGCACTCTCCAGATCAATCTTTCGGCTGGCCCAGTCTGCAGGTTCGCCTATCGGCAGGAGCCCCTTCTTTTTCGGAGGCTCTATTACTGTCGCTTCCAATCTTTCTCCGTTGCCGCGTTCACGGTATCCGCAGCCATAGCAATGACCATGCCCATCGGAGTACCGACCTAAGTTGTTTGTGGAGCCGCACTTTGGGCACGGCTCGTGGCGAACGAATTCGCTCTCAGTTTCCATGAAATTAGGGTTGGATCAGCTTGAAATCGCTATACTTTTCCATGACGCGATTGAGGTGCCCGCGATTGTTGCTCGGGGTCAGCCATGTGATCGTCTGGTTCTTGGCGTCGTCGAGGAACGCCTGGGTGCACAGGAGCCGACTGCCGTCGAAGCCGATCTGGCACAGGCCGATGTCCATCCGCTCAAGGACGGACTTCATGTCGTGTGGCCCACCGAGGAAGATAAGGTTGACCTTATGTCCCTGGATGGTGATCTCATGAGCAGACGAGAGATCGTACTCGTTGCCGGGGTCTTCCTCCCCTTCCTTGCCGGGGATGAACAGGTCGATGTCCTTCCACGGTTTGCCGAGGCGCTTGTCGCGGAAGTAGCCACCGGCAGCGAAGTAGTTGGTGAAGCCCAGGAGGTTGAGCGCGACACGTACTTCGTCGAACTCGGGGAACTCACCATCGGCCCAGAATAGGCCTTCGTCGTGATCTAGTCGGATCAGGTCACCCATCATGCGACCCTCTTGTGTGCTGCTTCGTAGAGCTTGTGGTACTCAGCCTTGAGCTGGTCCTTCACGGTAGTTGTGAACTCCCGTTCGAACTCACGCATGATGGCTTCCATCAGGTGCGGGAACTCTTCGGGATTAAGGGGCTCGCGGCGCTGGGCGATGACCATGCACCGGGGATCGGGTTGCCATACGACCCGGAAGTTGTCGGTCATGAATTGGGGCGAGTATTCGGTCATGGCCGTTACGCGACCGTAGGGCACCTTGATCATGGTCGCTTTGGCGTATTCAGTCTGAAGACCATGCATGTACTTCTGCATTTCATCGCAGCGAAGGTGGTACTCGTGGAGCTTCCGCAACAATGCGGTGATCTCTTCTTCGTACCGGAAGCTCATCTGCATCACAGTTTCCTGCGTGTGGCGCGGGATGTAGCGGTCGATGAGCTCCATCAGGCTTGGAAATTTCTTCTTAGTCTCTTCGGTCAAATAGGCATCCTGAGAACAGCTAAGGGGAAGCAGGTGGCGAACGTGAGGATCACCACCCACAGAAGGACGATCACTGGTTAGGCGAGAAGCGCAGCCAGACGGTCGGAGACGCGCTTCGCATGGAGGGAGGCTGCGACGGCAGCGTCCTCATCCTTTCGGGCCCTGACGTACCGTGCGTTGGCCTTTTCCGACTTCGCTGTCTGATGGACCACGATGGCGTCGAGGTGGGCCAGGGTCTTCTCAAGCGACGAGAGAGCGACAGCCATTGTGGGACGACGGGTGACGAATGCGACGATGGTCTTGATCATTGGATACCTTTCGGAGGCTCGTGGAGCCACGCTGTTGGGATGGACTTGTCGGAGTAGAGAAAGCCGTGGGTCTCGCACCACATGCCGTACGTCGTCTTGGATTGCTTCGAGATGCGAGTTCGGCTGTTGCTGAACACGAACCTGATATCCAGATCGGGATGCTGGGCTTTGACGAGCAGATGCTTCTGCCTGTCCTCGGTAAGGAACCGGCCCTTCGTTTCAACGATGATCCCGTTTTCGAGGACGAAGTCTGGGGTGTACTTGGCCTTGCGAGCAGGCTTAACGTACTCGATCTTCGTCTTCTCGTATGTGAAGCTGTGGCCCTTTGCCTTCAGCTCATCGGCCACCTTGTCTTCCAGACCTGACCGGAAGCCCTTGAGCTTCGCGGCCAGAGCCGGAGATACCTTGCGTGGCAAGGCTTAGAAGTCGTCCGAGCCGGCAGGTGCCTTTGCGTCACCAGCGTCGTCGCCGGTGTCGTCCGAGGTGTCCTCTTCGGAAAAGCCTTCGGAGGCGTCGTAGCCCTCCTCTTCCTCGAAGCCCATTTCGGATGCCGAGCGGCCACCTGCGGAGACCAGTTCGATCACCTGAACACCTTCGAGCTGCAGAGAGACACCATAGCTGGCCTGACCGGCAACCCAGTACGGCAGAGCGCCGCCCGAGACTCGTACGATGGAGCCGCCCCAGATCGCCGTACCCTTCTTCAGCTTCTGAAGCTTGGCGTCGATGAGCTGCGGATAGCGCTTCCAGTCCTTACCCTTGGCCGTGGTGCCCGAGTGCTTCATCTTGAACTTCAGGATGATCTCGCCGGTCTCATTCTCTTCCTCGTCGTAGACGTCGGTGTAGAACTCCTGGCGCTTCGGTTCACCGAGCTTCTTGCGGGTGGCAACCGGCAGAGCCGCGAACTTCTCCTGGGCCTCGGCCTCGGACTGGGCCATCACCTTCTCAAGCTTGGCCAGCAGCGCCTGGACCTGCGGGTCGCTCTTGACGAGACGGACCTGAACCGAGAACGCGCCACCCTCGATCGGATACGCTTCGGTGCCGTAGTCAGGGTTTGCGAAGTCGAGCTTCGGGTAGACTGCCGGCGCACGAGGCGTGGTGATCTTGACTGCTTCGGTGCGCTTCTGCTTGTCGTTTGCCATGTGATTTCGTTCCTGTGATTGTTGCAATAGTGGAGAGGATTAGGCGCGATATTTCGCTTCGAGGCGTTCCACGTCGTGGCCCTCGTTGCGGAGCTGGACGTAGAGGTCGACCGGGAGCGGCAGCCCACGTTTCCAAAGGATTATCGCGGTGGCGATTGGTGGCGTCAGTCTCATTCGTACTGACCCAGGGTGACCTTGTAACCCTCGGTGGTCTTCTCGATGCCGACGACATTGACCCCGATCAGGCCGGTGAGCTTGCCGCAGATGTACCGCTCGATGGCGTTGTGGACCGCCTTATTCGACAGCTCGGCGAACAGCAGAGGCTTCTTCATAAGACCGCCCATCTGCGACTGGACCAAGGCTTGCTTGCGTTCGCGACCGGCAGCCTTGCGGGCAACCTTGGCGTCCTTGCGCCTCTGGCGCTCAAGTTCGATCTGGGCATAACCTTTGACCGACTGAACGCGGGACACAAATGAGCTGACCTCAGTGCCCCTGTCGTTGATCACCCAGATGAGCTGAAATTTGCCGGAGTTATCCTCCTTGGTGCGTATGACCTTGTACGTTCGGCCAATGGTGATGCCGATGTTGCCGCAGTAAAGGCTTTCCGTCCTATTGAATACGACGCGGTCGCCGGCCTTGAGTGGGGTCTTGCTCAAATCATCTCTCCTTGGATGTAGTCTTGAATTGCAGTGAACTCGGTGCGCTTACCGTCCTGGCCGGCGATGAGGTTCTTGGTGGCTGTGAAGACTTCCTGAGGAGGAATGCCTAGTGCTTCGCTCAATTCGAGGAAGACAGCCGCTGCGCCCATGACCTGAATTTCAGGGGCGAAATCCTGCAGGCCGTTGAGCGTCATCATTACTGCCGCCGCGACTTCACGGGGCTTTGCGAGGTTGATCTTGTCTTTGTTCAGTCTCAGGCGGGGCATGAGGGGTCCTTGTCGAAGAAGATTGCGTAGATGGACCAGCCGAGAAGTATTCCGACGATAAGGCTCATGCCGCCTCCGGCTTACGGAAAGCTCGGTTGCGCTTCATGGCACCACGGCTGAAGTAACGCTCAGATTTGAGACCCTCGATCAAAGCTTTGCGGGCTTCGTAGCGCTGGTCTTTGGTCAGTCCATTCAGGTCGAGGACCGTAGAACCGACAGAGAGACTGTTGTGAGCTGCGCCGAAACGAATGGTAATCTTATGTTTCACTTATGGTTTCCTTTCAGGGAAATCGAAAAGAGCTAGGGGTGTACCTAACATTCCACTTCTGCATTAATTGCTATAGTGCAACCAATTAGGCGAAAAAGTACTGGGCGCGAAGCACCTCCTTTATGT